GAGTAATTTTATCTTACATCAGTTTGGAGGTTTACACAAACTTTGGGATACTCCCTAAAACCTTTATGACTTACATTTAAAGGACCGCGTTTTTGCGGTCCTTTCTGTTGCTTAGTACCCTAAGCTCGCCCATGTTTTCGGTCCGCAGACTCCATCCACTTTTAATCCTTTATAAGACTGCCATCTCCTTAAGATTTTCTCTGTAATTGCTCCAAAATCTCCGTCTGCTGCTAAGTATTTTTTCTTACCGTTAATCTCACAGGACTTAAACTTCTGGGCAAGCAATGCCTGCTGCAGCTTTCTGACAGCTTCACCCTTGCTGCCTCTTCGGATCGTCGGAAGCTCTGTATTGTCTCTTGCTGCCTGTACCGGCTGAACAGTAGCACATGGAGTCTTGTATAATCTCTGCTCCTCTTCTCTACGTCTTACCAGTCCGTTCAATTTCTTTCCATTGGCTTTATTGTAGAGAACAATTTTATCTCCAATCTGCTCTGTGCTTCTACCCTTGCAGAGTGTTTTTAAGTTGCCTGCTCCGCAGTTATATGTAAAGGACACCAGAGCATCGAACTGATTCTGATTAAAGCCTTTTCCAATCGCATTGACCGCTTTCTCGGCACCTGCCACATCTTCACGCAGATAGGCTTCTGCCTGTGCCTGTGTGATCTTCTGTCCTTTCTTCACGCCTTTCGTGTGTCCATACCCGATCGTCAACTTTCCTGCCGGGCAAACATATGCCGTTAACCGACATCCCTCATATTTTTTGATAATTGCCAATCCTTTTTCTGATACCTTCATTACTGTTCCTCCTTGTCTCTTAACTGGATCAATACCTCTTTCAACTTTTCCGGAATCGGAATAAACTCTGCTGCATTCTCTAACAGGCTGATGGCTTCGTTACACACATAGAATGTGATCACGATCTCTCTAAGTGCCACTGCATGGTTCAGAAACTTCTGGATCTCAAATGCTACCGCAATGATGATAAACATCAGGATCTTTTTCAAAAGTCCTTTGTAACTCACCTCTGAACTAAGCTGTTTTAAATAAACTGCTTTGATAAGTCCGGTCGCATAGTCAGCCACTGCTAAAAACACAATGGTCTTTAACAGCACGTCCCAACCTCCAAGGAAATATGCCAGCAGTCCTCCTAAGACTCCGCCGCATACGCTGATACCGTTAAATAATTTTGCCATTTTAACACTTCCTTTCTTCTTTTTATACAAAAACGCCCTGTATCTTCTGATACAAGGCGCTTCGGCTCTACTCTGTGATTGCTGCTCTTAATTCTTCTTTCTCTGCATCCGTCAGCTTCGGATAACCTGTCAAGATATCCTCAAGCTCTTCTCCTTCTGCCATTCTTCTCCGGATGACACGGAGCATGATGTTTTTAGCTGAATTGCTCATTACGCTTCACCCCCTAATAACTCTGCTATTACCTCGTCCTGTTCTGCCTGTGTCTGTTCAAGGCTTTCTAAACGAATTTCTGTGTCTGATTTAATGTGCATAGTTACCATAGTGCTGCCGTCCTCATAGACGGTGGCAGATACAAAAGACAGATTCTTGTATGTACCGTAAATTTCCTTATCCTCGCCTGCCACGGTAAGCTCCGTGACCGGTCGAAAGGTTTTCTCCATGTCTGCTACTGCCTGTCCTTCCATCGAAAATGTGATGCTGTCAACTCCTGTGACTACTGCTTTGCAGGCGTACTCTACGCCATTCGCTGTGATATATTCCATAGTTATTCCTCCTTCATCTTTGCTTACTGTTTCGATAGGTACTGAAAATGAATATATATATATTCATTTTCAGCTATATTAGTGGATGTTCCGCTCATATTTTTTGTATAACCTATGGAAAGTGCTGTTTCTGTTGTAAAACAACACTGACCATAATGAACGTTATTCAAAAATACATATTGAACAAACATACAGTTTGGATGAACTTTGAAATCGTCATCATTAATAGCACAAACGGTTGCATAACCAGACGCTGTAGCTAATTCTTGTGCTGCTTGACCTTGTATGTAGCAGTCGATAAATCTTCCTACTTTTCTGAGATATGCAGTTAATCCATTTGCTTCATATGAAAATGACTTGTACTTAATGGCACTTATTTGATTTGCCAAAGTCCCCTCTATGGACGCATTCTTTTCTGTTGCCGGTAGTGCCAATCCGGTGCTGTCCGTGACCGCGGATGAGTTTGATAGCTTAACATGACCTGCTTTTGCAGATGTTGCATTTATATTTATATGATTGACTAATGTGCTTATAGCTTTTGCAATCTTTCCAAAAAATGTTTTTCTTGTTTCTCCACTTTCGATTTCAGTTAATTCCGTCTGCTCTGTATAATCTGTTTTGAGAACCATCTTTGCATTTGAATCTACGCCAATATCTTCACTGGCTTTTACTACTCCATTGATATCTTCTGTTGCAATCGGTACGGAATTGCCCCCTCTTACAAGCAATTTCCAATATTCGCTGTCATCTGTCGGTGTGTTACCTGTTGTTGTCTTGAGTGCGGCATATGAATTCCCGTCATATACGACCGTATCTAAGTATTCATATGTGACTGTATTGTTATAAGCCCCTTTAGGGGTAAACGCTACTTTTCCTGCATCATTCATTAAACAGTTACCTCCCATAATAAGTGTCCTGCCTCATTTACTGAAAAATCAAACCGACCGCCTTGATACTTTAAGTGTCCAGTCGTAAAATCAATTGTAAATTGCGGAACATTCTGCGATATTGCTTCATCAATACGATTTACAATCTCGTCACTTGCCGATTCTGCCTGTGTTGCATATGCCTGTGCTGTTTGACTACTTGCTTGTGACTTCTCACTGTAATACTTGCTGTTATCTATATCTTCGCCTGCTCTTGAATCCGTTCCGCCAATTGCGTAACTTTTAGCTTCTGTCGCACTTGCCAAAGCACTATTCTTAGATAATAAAGCACTATTCACATATCCCTGCATCTGTGGCAGATAAGTGTTTACACAGTCATTCTTTATCTGAATCACTGTATTTGCATTTGTACTTGTTTCTTCTGCAAGTGATTCGATTTGGTCGAGAAGCACATTAAATTCTTCCATGTATTCATCTCGAATATCCTTAGTCGCATCTTTTATTTGTGCTTTAAAATCCTCATAGGTGCCCATACGTTTCACAACGCCTGCTTTAAAACACATCCATACGATCTGATTGTTTGTATCGGTATCAATAGAAACCGCCCATTCACCGGGTAGCATCTTAGTTGGGTCAAAATCATCCTTTACTCCCCTTCGTACTTGAATTGCCATTCTCGCTCTCCTTTGCTAAATCAACGTGTAGTCAAATCTAAAGTGTATGTCCGTGCCATTTGTGTTTTCATATTTTTCACCACAATTTCTCATAAGCAACACTCCTTCTTTATTTAGCCTTATATAAATGACCCTTGTCCCAATCACGGCAATTGTTTGCACGCTGTCGTGTTTCGGCAAATAGCCGCTTGGTATTGGCATTGTTTCCATAGCGGAATTAGCAAGGTCGTATTCTATTTTTTGTCCTGCTTCTAAAGATTTTAGATTTATCTTACCTGTAATTTCTATAAACGCGCCAGATGCTCTTACCGTTCCACTTACAACATAATTTCTTACATCTACTACGGTGTATCCTGCTTCTGTGGTATATGTCCCCTTTGTTGTAGCAAAATCTGTACTTACCTGATTTAATTTTCCGATTTCCGCATATCTTAATTTTGTTAGTAATGGAAAATACAACGGTGTTTCCTGTTGTGATGTTTCTAAAAAAATCTTTCCATCCGGTGTCAAAAATTGGTACTGCTGATTTTCTTTCGTATATTTATATTGAATAACTGATCTGTCTACACCCTGTGTTGTATTTCTAAGATAGATTTTATCCATGCCAACCAATTTTCCGGTGACTTCTATGTTTCCATTCTGTGCCACTTTTAAATTCTGGGTGTTAATAATGATTCCGCTCTTACTAACTTTGAAAATCACATTATTACTTGCATCGCATACCGTTATCGTGCCATCCTGATTTCTGTATGCTCCGCCAATCAACATACTTCCTGCATTAATCCAGTCAGCATTAATTCCGATAGCATTTAATACACTCACTACCGCATTCCCCTGTGAATCAATTCCGGCATTCCACGTCTGTCCACCATCTGTAGATACTGCAAATGCATCTGCTGTCATTTTCCAAATGGTAGAACTTTTCGCTCGCTCCGGCTTGTTATGCATATAATAAATAATACTGCCATCCTCTAACACTTCCTCTGATTTGAATACACCAAAAGATTGTGTCATAAGATTTGTTAATTGCCGGACAGCTAAATCGTATGTGCTTAATTGCCTTTGTGTTTGTTTTCGTGCCTTAACAACAGCTTTTGTCATTTCTGAAAATCTTGTTTGACTGTTCTTGAGTGGCGTTTCTGCATCGCATACAATCTTTTCCGTACCTCCAAGATGGAACTCTCTCGTTGATATAAACGTTTGGTAACTGTTCTGTTTTCGGTCTGTAACATATGCAATATCCCCGGCTTCAATAGCTGGATTTGTAAGACATTCTACCTCAAGTGGTCTGAATCTCATGCCACCTATTCGGCTATAAAGATAACTTGCTATAGTCTGTGCCGCTCCCTTTTGGATAAGCACATTTCCAGAAATCTCTACTACATATCCGTCCTTGCCAGCTAACTTCGTTGCCGGTTTATCGGTTTCTGTTTCCTCAAACTCTTCCGTGACTCTGATTCCCGTAATTACTGCATCGTCGGTAGACATTGTAAACGTCTTTGTTGAAAAAATGTGATGGTACGCCTTTTGGTCAACAAATGTTCCGCCGTCCAGTGATGCACCAGAAGAATAATCCTTGAAATTACCACCATCCGCTGTGTCTCCATCCGAATACGGTGTTGTATTTGTTCCAAATGTGCCACCATTCAAGTTGGCATTTTTCTCAAAGACGGACATTTTGTACCAATCAAGTTTCAATCTTCCATACACATCTATTTTTGCCCAACATCCGGCTAGCTGTGCTACACACGCAACAATATCCCCAAAAGTCAACGCTTCGTCCGTTGGTCTGTTTTGCACAACATAACCTTTGTTTGGTATATCTACTGACAACAACGAAACCCCGCACACAAGACACGCATCTTGCAGTATCTGAAGAAGTGTTGCTGGATATTTTAGTTTGCTCAAACTATATGGCTTATCGAACTTCGTGAAATAGTCCAAACACGAAAGTGAAATTGTTGAACCATCGTAACTCGGTTCATCCACGATAAACACTCCGACTCTGACCTTTTCCAATGTTTTAGATAACTGTAATCCCACATAAGCAACTACGGTAGCATCCGAAAAATCATATTCGCTGAAATCATCGTAGATATTATTAAGCGTAACGGTCAATTTACCTGTAACTGCAGCACCGATCGTAAATGTATTGCCTGCCGACGTTGCATCTTCAATGCTCATGGAATTTTGCCACACATCTTTCCTTGTTAAATTCAAAACTTTCCCGTTCCGTAGCGTAATATCTAAGAACGGAAGAAAATCTCGATTATCATTAAACAGCTCATTTTTAAATTCTGTTGATACATCAAGCAACCATACCACCTACCTCTCGATAATATCGAAACTAATTTGCGAATAGATTTTCTTTTTAACTGTCCACATTTTCATGGGCGCCGACCTATCGCCAACATAAAACGTCCTAGTTTCATCCGTACCGCTCATGGCATCCGGATAAGTGACATTTATGTATTCCGGATTAAATGCCTGCAATATAGCCGCCGCTTCTTCTTTGGTCGGATTATTCCAGCCAAGAGCAATTTTCCTTTTCTGTCCTACTCTATTCTTGTGCATGATCGTGTCCTGTGTTCTGCCGGACGCACTATCTGATACATCCTGCAACCCCCAACTAAAAGAGGACGGCGTTTTTATTGCCGTCCCGTTTACCGAAATCATTGCCATATGATTAAACCACCTACAATTCTTTTAGGTTTTCGACTATCTATCGTAAATAGCCGGGAAATGTCCATATAATAGAGACATCCCATGATATGATGCCTTAAAACTCTGTTACTACATGGTATCTACTATCGTATTTTGCCTTTCCTTTCTGTGTCATTCTGTATAAGGTTTCACTGTCAACCTTAAATACATTTTCAATTACTGGTGCTTGATTCTGCTGTGAACCACCCATGACTGCCATCATGGCTTGCATAACACCGTCTGCAACTCCGGCCGATACCGCTTCTACAATCTGATCGTTGTTGGCAACAGTTGAACGATTACCAATCTTTCCGACCATTTCGTTAATACCATTCTCACGAGCCATAAACAGCTCACCTGTCTCAGGGAATCCACCGCCAGCATAAAAGGATATATTTGGTGTTCCGTCAAAACCAAGCGTTTTCCATAATTTTGACGCAAATCCATCCTTGTCATATTCAATATGGAATTTTCCAATACTAATTGATGGGAATTTAAGTCCTAAGCCATCCCACCAGTGTTTCATTTCAGTCCATTTTTCCCTTAATCCTCCTAATATGTCTGGGAACTCCGCGGATATCTTTTTTAAACTTGGTTTCTTATCGTTCCACCAAGTACGAGCCGTATTCCACTTTTCTCTTAATTTTTCTTTGATGTTCTGATATGTGGTCTTAACCTCGCTTAATGCTCTTTTGGTTTTCCAGTAATCAATGGCTTTATTCCACTTTTCTCTTAATTTTTCTTTGATGTTCTGATATGTGGTCTTAACCTCGCTTAATGCTCTTTTGGTTTTCCAGTAATCAATGGCTTTATTCCACTTTTCACGGACCTTTTCTTTGATGTTCTGGCATGTGGTCTTAATTTCCTCAAGAGGGTGCTTGCTTTTCCAGTAATCTGTTACACTTGACCACTTCTTTTTTACTTTTTTCTTAAATTCTTCACAAGTTGCTTTTATCTCTTTAAGTGGTTTCTTTTTTTCCCAGAAGTTTACAATTTCATTCCACTTAGTTTCTACTGTGCTTTTGAGTTCCCCAAAGATCTCATCATTCTTTCGCTCCATTTCTTTGGCTTTTTCGTTCCAAGGCTCCCACCAATCATCAATGTCTTGCTTCCATAGTGCCATTGCTTCACTATAGGAGCCATCTTCTATAGAAGAGAGAAATGTATCAAAAAATCCACCGTCTCCAAACCATTTGAAATCCTTATAGTAATCTTTGTCCTTCGGGAAAAGTTTTTCTCCTATTAATTTTCCAAGGTTTTCTCCACCTTCCCATGCTAGCGTAATAGCTGCAACTTTTAGAGAAAGTTTCATCTTTCCAGTCATGGTGTGAGACGCTAAAAATGCTGTGATTGGAGCACCAATAAGATTAGATATTTTATTATTGGAATCAGCTAATTTGAATGTGGCTAATCCAAGTCCCAATCCTATCACTACTTTTCTCAATGTGATTCCTTGCTCTGCAAGTCTTTGTGCAATAAGTCCTCCCAGCTTTCCACCCAGACCACTAAATTTCAATCCCATGAAAAGTGCCACGATAGCGGACTCAATTGGAGCTGTCTCTACAAATCCCGTTATGGTATCTCCAATAGCACTGATTAGACTAAGTGCGAGCTTATCAAGTTTCCATGCAATACTCAAAAAATCTATTTCGCTAATGAATGTTGCAATAGATTGTCCTATCTTTTTCCAATCTGTTTTTCTTAATGCTGTAGTAAGTGCATCTATGAGTCCCTTTGCCCATACATTCAATGTTTCTGCCAATGCTTTGAAATCAAAATCTTTAAAAAACCGGTTGACTCCTGCTGCGATGGATTCTCCTAGATTTGTCCAATCAAAGGTCTCTCCAAAGGAAAGTGCCGCATAAACAGCTGTATTTAAAGATCCTGCAATTGTACCACCTAATGCACTAAATAATTCCGGTGTAATCAATCCATTTAGGAACTGTGCAAGTCCTGTACCAAAATTACTTGCAACTTTATATACCTTGTCCCACTGGATGCTTTCTAGGGCATTTGTTATTCCATTGCTGATATAGGTTCCAATTCCTTTGTAATCTCCCTTTTTAAATGCATCACAGATTCGATCAGCTACTTCCTGTGCCTTGTTATCCATACGAGCAAAGGCTTCATCCCATGCTTTCTGATATTCTTCTAATGCTTTTGCTATTGCCTCGTCTAAGATTGGCGAACCACCGCCCGCGTTACTACCGGAATTTTTTGAACTGCCAGAAGATGAATCTGAATTATCATTAAGCTGATTGAGTTCATCAAATCCAAGCACTGTATTCTTTAGTTTTTTCGCTGCTTTGTCCGCGTCTGTCAATGCGTCCCCTGCATCTTCCGTATCACTTACGAAATTCTCCATTCCATTATCTGCTCCGCCCATAGACGAGTTAATGGATTTGAACTCAATACCTAATAAGCTACCAATCCAGGCAAACAGTCGTTGTAACGCCATTACTAGACCATTAATATACGGCAGCACTTTTTCTACAATTGGTAAAAACAGGTTTCCGATTGTTCTTGCTAAATTAGCAAAATTCTGCTGAAGCATTCTCAACTGATTAGATGGAGAATTCATAGTATTTGCCATATCTCCAAATGCAACCTTAGACTGGTCTAACATGGCGAGTAAACGTAACTGTGCTTTTGTTGCCTGATTCATTTCGGAAACAGCCGTAGATAATCCATATTTATACGCGTATTCCTGCAATGTAGCATTTGTAATATCGATACCAAAAGCACGCACCGCACGGCTCTGTCCTGCCAATGCAGATGCAAACTTTTCAAAAGACTGTTCAAATGTAGTGTTTCTTAAGGATGCCCAGTCAGTACCAAGCATAGTAAGAGCATTGGAAAAATTCAAAGCACTTTCTTCTGCTACACCGATTGATTCTGACACCTGTGCAAACATTGCCTGATAATTCATTACGGTATTAGGATTCATTCCGAGATTTTTCTTGCCTGTATATGTGGCATTACCATCTGAATCAATTTCGTAACCTGTCATTTTGGCTGTAAGTTGCTTTGCTCTGTCAGAAAATGAATTTGCATAAGATTCCGCTGAGTCATATCCTGCCTGTTGCCAATTTGAAGCTGCATCGTCTCCTAATTTACGCATTGCTACTTCAAAATAGTTTACAGTCTCAAGGAAATCCATTGAGGACTCTACAGATTTCCATGCTCTTTTAAATCCACGAATTATCGGATAAAAATTCGCATAAAATGACCCTGATAATTCAGCAAAACTCTTTAATCCTTTATGAGAGTTTCTAATTGATGATGCAAGTTTGCTAAATGCTCCCGAGAATAATGATGTTTTCTTTTCTGCATCACTACTAACTGCACCAGAGATTGAACCAGCTCTTGCTCCTTGAGATGACAGGTTTGCAATTGCATTCGTCATCTGAATTAGATTTTCACTAACAACAGGTGTTTTTGATAAAGTGGACATCATTTCATTTAAAGCCTTTGAAATCCTCGGCATATTTTCAATAGCTTTATCAATGTTTTTTCCACCCAGTTTAGATATGTTATTAGCCACATTTCCTAAATCCTTGGCATTTTGAGAAACAGCACCTAATTTATTCATTCCAGATGCTAAAACACGAATATTCACTGCTGTTTTTAGCATATTTGAAGTAGGAATACCGCTGATTGCTTTTATACCATCGGCGAGATGCTTGAAGCTATTAGCATTAATTGTTGACATTCCAGAGCTCGCCTTACAAATTTTCTCAATTCCATTTGCAAAACTAGCTAAATTGCTTCCATTTATTTTTCCAACTGATGCACTTACACTTTCCAACTTTTTTATCAATGTATCAAGTGCTGCAACAGCTTTTGTGGACTGTGTTTCAATATTTATGTCTAAGCGATCAATCTCTGCTCCCATGCTTCCACCACCTTATAACTGTTTTGGTTAGCAGCTGCCGTCTACTCGGCAACCGGTAAAGGTATAAGAAAAGCACCTATCCTTTTGGATAAGTGCTTTATAACTATACTTATTCTTTAATTAAACTTTCCATTTCTTACCGCAATTCAAGCAAATCGCATAACCTTTCTTGCTGCTCAACCCGCCTAAAACTGCTCCGGGTGCTCCTGCGATCGCATCCCCCACCAATGTTCTGCCGATGCTAAGTTTCTTCGTATCGTAGGACAATGATGTAGAACCACAACGTGGGCATTTTGCCATGTTGCGATATACTTTTTCTTGCTGACTTGCTAATCGTTGCATTCGTTGTTGCTCTTCTTCCTCTGCTCTTGCACGTTCTATTTGTCTATACTTCTCCCTTTTGACATCAGTTATTTTCCGCTCTTCATCTGTTTGTTTATATATTTCGCTAAAGCGACTTCTATCTTTAAACAAATTGTATTTGCTCATTATATCTTTAAATTTATTAAAATCGTCTAGCTTCTTCCTTGTAACAACATCAAACACTCCTGTATAAAAACCTTGACTCACATTTAGCAACGACATTCCAATATTGAAACCCATCGAAACACCATAATACTGTAATGAAAAATTATGAATTATATCTTTTGCTCTTTGATTTCCCCAAAGCTCAACCGTCATAACTCCATTCTCGATTTTTATATATTTACCATCTTTGCAATCCAAGAAAATATTATCTTCGCTATCCCACTCTGGAATTGGCTCTATCTCTTCCTCAACAATATTTGTTGGTTTTTCCAAAGGCTTAATTTCTTCCATCGGATAACCACAATGAATGCATACCTTTGATTTATCAGATATTTCCTTTCCACATTCTGGACATTTAATCAATGCCATAACACACCCTACCTTCTTATTAGAAGATTATACATCATCTTCCATAAAAAGGAAACCCGCTATTTCTAGCAGGCTTCCTCGTCATAAGGCATATATACATTCTTACAAAAAATTATCAAAATCTTCCTGTGCTTCACAATTGTCGACTTCTCCATCATATTCTGATTCGATGAATTTTACAAAACGATTTCCGTAACCAGACATACGATATGATTCGCTTCTTGATATCTTCTTTGCTTTTAGTTTTGCCTTTTTACCCTTGCTCAAATCTTCTAAGTAAGAAACGATTGCATCCGTATTTTCGTCTCTTTGCAAATCATTTTTTGAATAAATCAATCCCAACCTAGCGAGTTTTTCGCGTACCATGTTGTACTGATATTCGTCTATTTTATAGTCCTGCATAACTGCATATGCATTGTCATTATTATTATTGAATGGATTATACAGTCTGAATACCCTTATATCTAATAGATTCATCTGCTCCAATGTGTCATAAAAACTACGGACAACATCCTCTTGTGGATGTGGGATCCTAGCCACGTTGATATATCCATTAACAAGATACTTAATTTTCTCTTCCTGTGGTTCATCAAGAGAATAATCCATTAGCATCTCAAAGTATTTTCCCTCAACGTCTTTCTTTGCAATCTCATCTTCCAAACTATTTACGGCATCGTTAAACTCATCTTGTCTTTCCACAAGCATTTTTAGAGTTTCTTCTACTCGTCTTTCCATTCTATTTTGTTTATATGCTAAAATCATATTTCCTGCACCCGGAATAACAGAACCTGCAACACCATCAATAAAAATATCTGACAGTACATCCAATACCGGACCTACTGCAGCACCTGTTAAATCTTCAACACTTTCTTTTAATTTTCCCATACGTGCTTTCTCCTTTGTTTTTTTGTAATTATAACAAAGAAAAACTCATATGTCATTATTTTGAAAAGAAATAGACGCTGTGACACGCCTACTCCTTATCTTCATCAAATCTTCTGTTAAATTCTTCTATCCAAAGTTTAAACTTTTCTTCTGGCGATAAGGTTTTTTCCTTTTTCGCAAGAGACAGTGGTTTCTTTGGATATTTCGTATGCTTGTTGAAACAGGATGCAATTGCCTGCTGCACATATAAACCATTGTAGTATGCTGATACATCCAATAGTTTTAACTGTTCCTGTTTCTCCTTGATGTAATTATCCTGATACATATACATGTACTTTGGGTTAAGCTCCCAGAATATATCCAATGGAATTTCCATTCGCAGTGCAGCCGGGAGCCATACATCATCAATTAGGCTGGAGAAGGTTACTCTCCGCTCTCCAATGACTTCTGTTCCGTCTTCTGTAACGTAGCTTTCTTCGTATTTCTCGGTTTCTTCTCCTCTTTGTCCAGACCGAGGAGTTTCTTGAAAAAACCACTTTCCTGCACTGCTTTTACATATGCTGTGTAAATATCTTCAAGTGTTCCACCACCCATGATATGCTGCTCCATCAAGTGATCGGCATATTCAGCATCACAGTTTGCCACAACTGCCGTAAATGCTGATGCGGCTGTGAAGATATACTTTCTATCAATCAACCCTTCAATCGGCAATCCCATCTGCTCCATTTTCTTTGAATGAGCAAAATTTAATTCCGGTACATCGTAATTTTTGTTGTTGATTTTTACTGTTGCCATAAACTACTTTTCCTCCTATCAATCTTAGCTTGCTTCGCCGACTGAAATCTTTGTGGAAGGTGATACGGAAAGGGTCATCTCACGGATGCCATTTACCTCGCCCTCATTGATGTAAACTGCATGCTGTCCATCCCATGTAGCCACGCCATCTACTCCATCTTTTCCCATCTTCAAACGGTACTTTAATGCTTTTCCTGCTCTTGCTTTTACTGTTGTATAAGCTGCTAAAGTGTAATTTGCTGTAAATTCCATAGCATCCATGGACTGTACACCAGGAACAAAGGTTTGAGATTCATCTTCCAGATCTGTTGTCTCTAACTGATCCGGTGCTCCACCTAATGCCGGGTAAGACTTGATCTTGCATAACTTTGACCATGTCGTTCCATCTTCGCTTACTTCCAAAGTAGTTCCAATCGTGTTTACCGCTTTTTTTTCTGCTTCTGCCATAATATTTTCCTTTCTACCGCTATCTAACGCGGTCAGCGAACACGTCTCGAGTGCGTGTTCGGTGCATAAAAATAAGAGCCATTAGGCTCCTTGGTTTCATTTATCTGCTCCCGACATTTATGTCGGGACCATTTTAATTTGTCTCTTTTATCTCATCTCCATCTGCATAAATGCGTTGAAATCTTGCAACCCACCGGCTTACGTTTGGGTCTGCTGCATTTGCAGCAGGCAACGGACCGGCTTTGCACTGCCAACCATACTTAAGCATAATTTCTTTCGCCTTACTGCAAATCGAATAGCAAGTGTTATCCGCAAGACTTCCGGTTGCATATGCCGATATGGTAATCATTGGTGTCTGCGAACCCTCGTTACCTTCCAAATCATAATTTCCACCGGATATATCACTCAAGGCTACATCGCAATATGGGAAATCTGCTTGCTTTGGAGTAATATACCTCCCGACCTTGCATTTGGGATATTCTTTTTTCATTTTTTTCTCAAAGTGTGTGTAAAATGTATTCCATTCAAATGACATTACTTGAACACCTCCCTCGCAATTTTCACAACTTTCTCTTTTAATTCTTTCCCGGCATTATACATAGGCATCTTCGGAGACGTACCACTTGAATAGTGCCAAACACCCTGTAAATCCATGTACCACCATCCCGGTTCGTTTCCATGCGTACCGTAAGTACCAGTTCCAACACCCGGAATGTTTGCCGGATTCTGCGCCGGAAGTCCTGCGCCAAATTCAAGCATCAGCGCCGGGGAAATCTCTTTGCTCTGCACGCCGTCTTGGTTCTGCCATTTGCTCACAATCTTCTGTGAATCTTCCATGATGAGGATTGCCTTGCATCCGGCTTTCTCCGGTGTTATTTCAGAGGATAGGCGAATATACTTGCCAAATCCACTGCTGCCGATATGAGCCTGTGCAATCTGAATACCTTCGTTACAAAGACGCTCGCAAAGCTGTTGACACTTGGAATCAAGGCTGTTTTGATACTCTCGCAACTCTTTGATTGCCCTGTCGATTTCCGATACAGACAAACCGAATGAAATGGTCTTACTCATATCACAATACCTACCTCTTCTGCATAGACTGTACGACACCCATGAATCTAACGGTATCATCAACCATTTTCTTCATGTTTTCCGGTTTCTTCATTTCCTCAATAGATTCCTTAAACGCATCTTTGATTTCCGGATTCTCTTTGAAAATCTTTCTTACGTTTTCTTTGGAACATTCAAGGCAAATATTTGTTGTAAAATTTTTCGGAAGTTCTTTCCCGCATTGTCTACAAACCATATCATCCCTCCGGTAATTCCTTAATTGCAATCACAATCCCATTCAGACTTTTCGCAGGCGGCGCGGCAACCTCATAATTTGCACTATCGCCATTCACAGAACCGTCCTCGTTGTATTGTGGTTCACAGCCAATCCACAACCGTGTCAGCTTGGTAATCGGGCAATCCATATCACAAGTTGAAATTGTCCGGGAATAGTCAACGCTACTTCCGAACACGTCAGCCTGCACATCGCCCTTGCCTGCGGAAATGTTGGCATAAAAAAGAACCGGGTCATTATAACCTGGTTCTGTTCCTATCTCGACAGGGTTTTTCTCTCCGTCAATCTCTATGTACTTGATATTTCCGTCCTCGTCACGGTCGTATACCTTTTTCTCGGCATCGTAGGTGGCGTAATAGAACGGTTGTTTATTCTTTTTCAGTGAACGCATATTTTATCCTTATAATATATTACTCAAAATTTCCAACCATACTAATTTCTTTTAGCAGTTCCTTGTACTCTTCTTTTATATCATCCGCTTCATTATCATAAAACTCTCCTATATGTATTGCCAGAATGAGCATTTGAATAAAAACATCTTTTTGTGTAGTCTGTACCTCATATTCAAGGTTGTAAAGACTATAATATGTTTCTATAATTTTTTCTACAGTTTTTTTCTCCAATACCTCATCCAATAAAAGAACTCTTTCTCTCCAATTACTATCTAAATAAAATTTTGTATTTCTTATAACATCAATATACACTCCTCTTGTGCTACTTCCACCTTGAATTGCAACTTCCATAAACAATATTTTTGCAAATGACCTATTCAAATCATTATATACGATTTTTAGACTATCTTCTATCTCTCTCCTTCTTTTCAGTTCTTTTTCTTTTTCGATGTTTTTATCTAGCACTTTTTGTATAATCAGCGTCCCCATTATAGTCATTATCGTACCAATAGTTACACCAATTGATGACATATAACTACTTTTAAAATCGTTACTCTCTAACCCATCAAAATACCACGAAATCACCTTATATATAAACGGAATTCTTATTAATACAGGTGATGCAAAAAATAAAACACATACCAAAAGCAAAGCCCAAATTATTGCCGCTTCTCTCTTTTTCATTCGTAACATTCCCCCTTATTGTCATTATACTGCAAAAGGATATCTGCTACAAGAATGTTTTGCACACCGCCCACCACCACTTAACGTGCGCCGCCTGCAACCATATTACCGACACCGGCAAAATGGTCACGCACAATCTTCTTTACCGCATAACCCTGCGGTCGGGAGATAGAAGCCGAATCACCTTAACATTTCTTTTTATACACAGTTTGCAAATCCAACAACTCCCTTGTAGGCCATAAGATACTCGCTAAAGGTTCTTGAAATCCCATTCTCCGAATGGCTCAGCTGATTTTCTGCACCGTTCTTTGAATCAATCTCAATCGCGGCCATAGCAATCTTGGCTTTATTTTTCTCCAAGTCCGCAAGAATCTTATCTTCGTCCCACGAACCCGGATAATTTCTAAGTGTTTCAAACGCTTCAATGGCAAGGCTTACTGTCAGACCGGAAACACTGATTTCTGCGTCATATTCAGTTATCATCGACTTAATATCTTCTCTGAATTGTTCCATCGGAGTGAGTGTTACCTCATCATCCCTTGGCTTTTCTTCAATATCAGCCATCCTGCCACCTCATTTCATTTACAGACCAAGTTTTTCAATAATCTGTTCTTTCAACATCTTCCCTGTAGATTCCTCTGTTACTTCCAGCCCTAAGGATTTTCCCAATTCCTTAAGATCAGCCGTATTCATTCTGGCAATCTCCGAACGCGAATACTGCTTATTTTCTTCCTTTGGCGTTTCCTCAACTGACTGTTCCGGCACAGGTGCGGTGGATTGCTCCACCACTTTTCTGTACCCGCATGATTCCATGACACGAGCCATGCCATCATGTACCACCATGGTTACGCCGTCTTTTTCATAGATAACCATCTACAATCAACTCCTTTTAGGTATCAAGTGTTACAGCCTGCGTAGCTGTCTTAGTTACACCGTTCTCGGTGTAGCTTACAGTTACGTTGCCTGCTTTGGTTATAGTTTCCGGGGTATAGGTAACATGCTTAGTTACATCCTGTGTTGTGGAAGAACCGTATGTAGCGGTTACAACCATTCCAGTCGGGTCAAACTTCTCGCCAGACTTATAAGCTGTCTTAGTTGGTGCTGTTGTGATTGCAATAGATGCTAATGTTTCTGTTGCATGGACACCGATAGCATCCAGCTTCTCGTTTAAGCAGAAAGCATCATATCTGATACGTCCCTCTACTAACCAACCAGAAATACCAGGAGCATCTGTATGAATCTTGTACTCGGTCAGCTTGATTGGTGCGACACAAACGATTGGATTTGTGATAATGAAATCAACATTTGCCGGGAAATAAGATGCAGGTGCCTTGATAATAGGCACTCCATCAACCTCACCAACCGCACCGTTAATAGCAATTTGGGTTGCCATATCGCCCTTCTTTGTGAAAGCATCATCTAACTTAATGTTCTTATAGTAAGATGAGCGGCAAATACAAACACGACCGCCAGCCGGAATCTTTGCATCATCCAACTTTTCCTGTACAGATAAGAAGTTTTCATATGCATTTGTCTTTGTGGTTGCTCCGGTAACAATGTTTGCCACCTTTGCAGATGCTGCAATCTTATGAATACGATAAATATCTACCTCTGGAATAACAACCTCTGCAATCTGTCTTGCAAGAGCTTTTCCAGCTTCCATGGTCATCTGTGCATCGTCGTAAGATTTGCGGTCAATAGTGAATGTGAATGACCTGTCCTGTGTCAGCTTCATTTCCTGTACGGAATTGCCTAACTCGTCCGGGTCGCCATAACGATTTGAACCGCTTGTCTTGTAATCGTTCATTCCAACGGTTGGGATGGAATATACATTTACTGTCTCAACGCCGATAAAATCATAAGCGTTGTTGGTTAATGCTCCGGTCAGTGAACCGAGTGAAAAACGCTCGTCCACCTGTGAAGCATACTTGCTTGCATAATTTACTACTGCCATTTTTCTACCTCATTTCTTTCTTAAAATTTTTATGAATTGAATCCCTGCAAGAACGGATCATCTTTTGATCCATCTCCTGCACCGGTTGTAATTTCCGGTCTGTTTTTGTACCACTCTGCTTCCTTCGCTTTCACAATGGCTTCCTGCGCCTGTGACTGAACCAGAAACAGTGTGTCTGTATCGCCCTCAAACTGCGCTTCGGCGGCTTTCTTGGCTAATTCCTGTGAGTAACCAAGTGTCAAGAAGTTCTTTTCATACTTTGAAACTGCGCTCTCTTTACGAAGTTTTGCAAGTTCAGCGTCTTTCTCGGCTTCCTTATCAGCTTTCTCCTGCGCCAGCTTTTCAGCGTCACTAAGAGTTGCGTTATACTTCTTTTTCCAGTTAGAAGCGTCCGCGGCTGCATCTTCCTGTGCCTTTTTCAGCTTTGCGTATTCAATGCGCATCTGCTGTAACTGTTCCTCAAGACTTGGCTGTGGCTCGTCACTTCCGCTTCCCGGATTGTCGCTCGGCTGATCTTTTGGCGGCTCCTGCGCTGGTGGCTTCGGTTCGTCTTTTGGTGGTTCCGGTGTCGGTTCTGCGAAATGCTGCAAATTCATTTTTAAAAGCTCTTTCTTTTCCATCTTTGTTACCTCAACTTTCTGCGATTGATTATCCTCGTTTCCCTACGAGTGTTTGTTTTGCGATTTGCGTTTTCCCTAACGTTTTTACTGCTGCGAAATTTATGCTGCGCTTTCCCTAGTGCATATAAAAAGCACCCACATTTCTGTGAGTGCTGATTAACAATTTATAAATCTTTCAATGGGCTATTGCCGGTCTGATCTGAAGAATCCTGCATGATTCTTTTAACGTCTGGATTAATTTTCTCTTTCAATGCCTTATCCGCATCCTGCTGCTGACGCAGATCATCGTTTTTATTTTCTCCCGGTTGACTTCCACTGGATTTCTTGCTTTCAAGTAACACTTTCTGATATTCAAGCATCTTTGGTACGGAATCTTCGATAGCTTCGGCGAGGTTCGGAAAAAAGTCGATTGCTTCCATTGCCACACGCGGATGCACGAAATTCTGAACCATCGTTGCGAGTGAATTTATTTTTGTTGCCATATCGTAGCTTTTTTGCCGGATTGGTCGAATCTCAATATCACTATTCTTTAAATCCAACAACGGACTATCCGGCTCCGTGTTTGGAGATTTCTTAATTGCGATCAATGCAAGTCGGTTTCTTTCCTTAAATCCACGCTTAATGATTGCAGCTTGCTTACACGCAACGGCTTCTGTCGCAGTCCAGCCGGAAGAAAGACTAGTTGCTCCGGTTGTGGAGCCACCGCTTTGCTCTGTCTGCTTTGGTGTGAATGTCCTTTCAAGGATTCCATCATGTTTCGCTTGGATATTGGATAACACGCCTGCATAATCGTAATTAAGGACAAGCCCTTTGATATTCGGCTGTTTTCCCTGTCCATTTGTCTTAGTTAAAATCCACTGCCCTGCCTGTGGTCCTTTTACTTTTCCGTCATCGTCTTTATCAAGTTCAATGTCGTTTCCCCACCAGTTTGCCTGTGTGGTCTGCGCTACGTCATTACACAAATCGGATTCCAAAATATTCAAAGCGTTTAATTCATCAAGCTGACGTTCAAATACTCCTGTGCGGTCTGTAGCACGCTCAAATTCAACGATATTCACACGACCGAATGGGTTGATTGGAATTTCCAATTCATTCAGTTTCATGCCCTCGTTTTTCTTTGCTCCATTTACGATTTCCACCATATCGCGGATTTCATAAATTGCATCATCAGTCACGCAAGTAAAGATTCTTGAACCGTCCTCGTCCTCTGAATACGAAACTCCCATCATCGGTCGCTCATAAGCATCTGACGAGTAAACCACAAATGAATACAGCGGGTTCAGCGTCACAAGGTCAAATACCGCGTCTTCATCATCTGGATTTCTCTTTATGTCGATAAGCTGACAACAAGTGCCGCATACTTCCAGATAATAGGCAAGCAACTGGTCTTTGCTTTCCATGTCCTCGGCATCGTACATTTCATTGAGAAGTGTGATTGCCGAATCATTATCCGTTGGATTGCTGTTTTTCGGGTGTTTGTCTGACTTCTGGACGAAAGCCATGTGATTTCCCCAAAAATAACCAAGCCAAAATTCCGTGATCTGGTGCGCAAGGTTGGAAATTGACTTAATATCAATGTCTTTCCGAACTTTCTTCTCGCGCATAAGCGGCTGATCGCCTTTTTCGAAATTGATGAGGTATCTGATCTGCGTGCGGTTCTGCTCATGCTTAATCATGGCGCGTGAAAGAACATCAATAACATTGTTCGATGTGATTTTTTTCACATCCGTATAAATTTTTATTCTTCCACGATATTCAATGTTACGTTCTTTTTCGCTCACAATCTCACCTCAAATCTCTGCATAGAAAAAAGCCGCTGGATTTCTCCAACGACTTATCATAGACACTTTTTCACGATACCATTATAGCATTTTCACAATGTGAATTGTGTGAAACTTGTTTTTCAAAGAATCTATCTAGTTTTTTTGAAATGGTACTTCTATCATACCCAAGAATATCAGCAATTTTAGAATCGCTGATACGCTCAATATACTTATATTCAAGAATTTGTCGCATTTCCAAATCGTCAACGGATTCTATTGCTATGTCAATATCTAATTGGAAATTTTCATATTTCTCTTTCGCCGCTGAAAGTGCTATTACGAGATTTTGAACTTTTTTATGCCGTTCTTCTGTTGATTTTACATCCGGAGCACCTACAACAAAATGACATTCCGCATATGGAAATCTATTCATAGAACCTTTTACAACGCCATGAGAACCTTGAATTGGATGTGTGGCATAGTATTCAAGTTTTCTATTAATCCTACTAATTTCCTGCTCAATTTGCATATATTTATTTAAATTTTCTCTATTTAATACCATGCACCATGCCCCCTTTTCAGACTTGATTCAAACAATTTGAACTCTTGCAGTAAATCTGAATCAAGTTTTGAATCTCTAAAACATCCTCTTTCATTCCTCTCCGAAACAATATAAGGAAGTGCATCTCTTAAATTCCATGTATACTTAGGAACCATTTTTGCATCAATATGAACAATTTCCCACGATTCTCCAAGTTCTCTCATGATTGCCCTGTCTCTCAAAAATGCAGTATTATCGTCAGTATGATATAGTTCCCCATCAATTTCCAAAGCAATCTTTATTTCCGGCAGATAAAAATCAACTTTCTTCCCCGCAATTTCTTTTTGTGTTTCATATTCAAGTTCTATTCTCTGCATTTGTATAGCAACTGCTATTTCCGGCATGCTTGAAAATTTATCAACACAATCCATAATTCTTTGCTTTACAACTTCTGAATATCGCGATATATTAACAATCTTTTTCCCCGTTCTATTTTTTCCTGTTCGCTTTTGCAATAGCTTCTCTGCATTTTCAACAGATTTTATTTCCTTGATTAGTTTATTTTTTTCTGAACATGTTTTGCAAAGATAACCTTCTAAATCCGCTGATTTCCCGCAAAATACGCAAATTTCCTTTGTGGCCATATGTAATCACTCCTTTAACCTGTTGGACTGTCGATAATTTCTGCTTTTGCAGACACACCATACTTCATAACACACAACTGTGACATCGAATCTGGCGCATCATCATGTTTCACTTTTCCCTCTTTTTTGTATCCCCATATATTCTGTAAAAACTTTTGATATGGTTTTGACCTGTGCCCGCTATCCAAGAAATACATTTCCCTTATCTCTGGTGCCTTGTCGAGTATTCTATTTCTCTTGCTGACATTATTCGGTGCCGGTTCTCCGTATGAATTAAGTCGATACCCCACTTCTTTCAGTTCTGTTTCTATATCTTCCCTGTATGATGCCGTGGTCTTTGTTTCCTCGAAACGTGCTGCCTGCACCTTATGTTTCAAGATCATATCTTTAATAAGTGGTTGCGTAACCTTTTTATCTCCATTATCAAACACAGCGTCCATGATGTAATAAACATCTTCGTACTGATAGCATACCGGTCCGGAAACATAATCACCGCCACCGAATGCTTCATCAATCGCCATAAAGATTCTGTCCGGTTCTCTTTTTGGAAGATCGCACTCCGGATTAAACGTAAGGGTTTGTCCGCTTGTAAACAATGCGCCTTGTCTTTCTATTGGCTGCTGCTGATCCTGTGCATACCATGAAGCCATATCGTCGTTTTCCTCGAACGATGCGCGCATCATTTTGTAATCTTCCGTGGAATAACCGACATTGTACGGATAATCAAAGTTTGATTCGTCGTTCTCATCTAATGCAGGAATGGAAATAATACGGTATCTCCGCTTCCTATATTCCGGTCTGTTTTCAAGCAAGTTACGTCTGCGTCCTTGGCAATCCCCTAACGCCCATCTTGTACCCATGTTGATAAGTTTGGCTTTTCTTTTCAGACGCTTCATAAAGTTGTTATCGAATTTCGCCCAAACTGTTTCTTGGCGATCAATGCTGACCGCCTCATCAATACCACTAAACAAATCATCTGCAATTCCAAGTCCATTACAATCGCAGGATCCGTTCAATGTTCCGTAAATAGAACGGCATGTGAATGTTGGGTAAGACTTCTGACGTACAAGGTCAACTGTCAGATCATCACCGCTCTGCTTTTTGATAATGTTATCCGGAAAAATCTCGTGGTATGTGTACGTTGGATCATCAATCATCTCGATAATACCGGTATAAAATGCTTTGGTGATCTTATCTGAATACGCCGTATAGAGGTTGGAAAGTTCTGTATTTCGACTTCCCCACCACAAAAAAGCGAATTTTACGATCATGGTTTTACCAACACGGGACGGCATATTGATAAAAATTTCATCCAACTTATCATCTGCCAGATCTTGAATAGCCATAGCCACTTGCCGCAGCGGGTTTACTCGTGGTTCATAAAATCTTTCTTCCGGCGGTCTGTTCTTCTCCATGTAAAACATGAACGATTCGAAGTAATACGGAGCTTCAGCTTTCATGGCTTTCCAGTACAATTCATCCATCTGTAAGACTTCAATACTGTTTTGAATCGCCCACTTACAGCAATCTTTGATGTACGAAGTGACTTTCAACGCCCATTCCGTGTCGTTTTCCTTTTCAAATACGGTTTTCGCCACGTCCAACAGGTCAAATAGTGTCCGGTATTCAATCCCATGCTGTTTTATGTAATTTTTAATATCATCAGCGGTCTGCCGTGTCTGCTCTGAAACCAAAAGAGCCTACCTCCATTCTTCTTGGAAATAGGCTCTCTCTACATATGTGCCGCTTGGCACTCTGCAACTGGTGCTCTGATATATTCTATTTACCTAATTCATCAATTCTATGTACAGTATTTTCGATGTAATCAACAAGTTCCCTTGCCAACATTCCGTACTTAATGTAAACTTCATCAGCAGATTTTGCTCCATCATTCGCAATTAAAAGCATTACCTTGTGTGCAATAGTTCCAAGGTCGCAAACAAGTCTCTTCTCGGTACCGTCCATTTGCATTATATCCACTTGTCCGTCCGTTGCTTTTACATCTAACATAATTTCACCCCGATTCTATTGATTTCCCCGCATTTCGGGCATTTGATTTCAGCCTGTCCGTTGAATTTTCCTAACAGGCGGTTACAACGACTGCAACGATGTTCAGACAGTTTTACATTAAAGCAACTTTTCAGAATATCAGCCGTTTTCTTTGAATCTGCCATAATCACAGGTTCATCTTCTAACTGCGAACATTCGATTTTCTCATTGCTCCCAACACTTATAGGCGCTACCTGTCTAACTGCGTCACGCTCTATTGATTCAATTACTTCTGCCATGCTCATATTAAAACTCCTCTAATACTCTATAAGCTCATTTCCACTTTCTGCCGGGTAAACCTTTGTGATTGTGTTGCATGAATTTTCTTCATATTCAAGCGTGAGTGCAGCTTCTTTTAATCCCTTGGTGAGTTTACTTAAAAGATGAAATATCCTTACATAACGGACAAACCGCCTACTTCCATACCGCATATCCGTTATTTTATTTCGCACATACGCTCCGTTTACATGCTCACCTGTTTCTCTGATAATGCCGCTAAATTGAACAAATTCGGAATCTGGCTCTAGCCCCCCTCTTACTTGCCGGTTTGTCATTTCATAGACATGCTTCCCGATATTAACGATCATTCTTCCACCAACTTTCTGCCGCACATAGGGCAAAACGCAATCTCAAAATATCCTCTCGCCATTCCATTCTTGCCCCAAATAATGATTGACGGATTATCTCCGCCATGAAGATATACTTGGCAGTCTTTCAAATCCGTATCTGTTGCACATTTATTGATTGCAATTTCTTTTCCTGTTATCATTCCTTTTTGTGAATAATATTTGTCACAAAATTCACACACATTCAACACCTATCCCTGCATCTGTGATAAATAACTTTTCCTCTTATATTCGCTTCATATGCTCTTCCAAGTGACCGAACAAACAGATATTTCTTTTTCTCACAATCCATGTAATCCAAAGAACTCATATATCACTCCAATTCGTTTGAAAGTTGTTCCACAAAATCCTTGATATGCTTGAATGCCTTAATTGCCTGTTCTTGTATAAACAAAACTATTGCTCGCCAAGTATCAATTACTTTTTCAGCATACTCAAGAATCATCTTGCCTAATTTCCGACACCACAATTTGAACTCAACAACCATATATCCTTGCGATTCAATAACTTTTTTCTGATCTTCTGACACATTAAGAGCCATACTCACACCTCAACACCATCGCATTTTGCATAAGAACCCAACCCTTTAATGTAATGACTTCTCGTATCTTCAAAAGTTCTGCAATCTATGACTGCCCCCTCGTCAATACATGCTTGAAGATATTCGCATTTATCGCATTTCGTATCTTTCTCTATTCGTGGTGTAGGATCTGCTTTTTGCTTTTTCCCGAATATTCTCTTAAATATTTTCAAAAATCTCATTCTCACACCTCATTTGTGCGTAAAAAAATACCAATCATCGAATATTGACGGTTGGTAGGTATGCTATTTATGAAATTCAGCTAGCAAAAATCGGCAAATGAATATTTTTTCCAATATTCCACATATCTATTAACTTGGAATTTTAATTCATCCATTTCTGAATCACTAAACTGGAGTTTCAACAACTCTTTTTGTGGTTCGGTGCAAAATCCATGTTCATCCCTTACACACTCTGCTTTAAAAATCAGCTTGTGGAATATTTTCCATGCTTCTTTTTGCGTGAGTTCTTCTTTTATACTGTCCTCAAATTCTTTGTATCTGCTTTCTAAAGTCACACTACGCATATCGCATTCAGAACAAACATATGAGCCAAATGCATAATACTTTCCCCCGATAAAATAAATAAATGGGTATTGCTTAAAAAGTTTTTCGATGTAGTCCATTGTAATTCCCCCAATCTTTTGTGATAGGGAAATTATACCACTTCAACCGCCAATATTCAATTTTCAATGTTCAAATAGTTGCCGTGGGAGTTGAACCCACCCGACCCAAACAAGGCTCGACTGCTTTTGAATCTGCAAATTCTACTCACAGAAGTGTTTTTCGTTGACCGATAATGAGCAACTACTATCCATACATCTCCCATCAACCGAAACTATTGCAGTAGTACCCGACTAAGTGGAGATAAGGATAAACGGCTCTATTGGGAATCGAACCTACATAGCATTTTCATATGCCTTTCCTAGACTTATCAATGCTATCAACCGCCATTAATCAGAATCGAACTGATCTCGCACTATGTCGTCAAAACCCTACTCGCAAGTTGCAATCTTGCTTTCGCACGCAGTATGCAGGAGTCGAACCTGCAAGGCGAATTAACGCCCGACGGTTTAGCAAACCGTTCCAATACCATTATGGGAATACTGCAAAATGTGTAGTTTCCGCTTTCACTTGCTCCACACTACACTAAGTGCAAGGTTCTTTTAGTCAGCGGTTACCGCCATCTTTTGAGTGACAACCGCTCAATCCAGTTCCCTGTGCTAAGTTTAACCGGTATATTGATTAGCACCTGCATTTCTGTAATAAACACACTAGGGGTGTACTGGCAACATCACCAATGGAAAGTGCCGGAATCGAACCGACCTCACGGACTATTGGTGCACCTCACCGTAATTGCTCCACGCGATATACCTTTCCATAATCGTCAACGAACTTTCATCGTCCTGTTTTCACGCTTTTTAAGTCGACAACGCTTCCATCACAAGAAGAATTTCATTTGCTACACCAAAATTCGTCAACCTTGTCACACAAATGCTATTCTGCAACGCATTGGGATTGCAGGAATCGAACCCGCGACAACCCGGATATAAGCCGTGTCTTCTACCACTGAATTAAATCCCAATAACCGCCATCAGACGGTTAGCAATAATGTTTTTCGTGCCATGCATTGCACTATCCGGTTTACAGCATTTCACCGGCAACTCATTTTCAGCCAAAACATAGACCGCCTACATTCAAACAGAAAAATTTTGGCTGAATAGGTGGGTGAGGATTTGCACCTCACATGAGCCAGCTACCTAAGCTGGATTACGGGTACACTGTTTCAGCATTTGACCGCACGGGTTACCTGGTTTAACTCCGAAACTCAACCGACAATTTAATGCCCTAAAGCGTCTACCTATTCCGCCACCACCTATCTGTTTAGGGGGATTACATTTTCACGGTTCGGGCACCGTGGGATAGATGTCCGAACTATGGCTTTGAACTGCAACACACGACTTTGCATGTGCCGGCTTACGTTCCTACCGCTTTCCGCGGCGATTACCACCGGACCGTCTCGCACAGTCCTTGACAGAATCGTCCTAGTGGCTGAAAGGAGGGGCAAAATGAAACATTCAAGTTTCAAACATAGCCCTATGAAACGTCCGTGTAAAATTTTCTACACGAAATTAGGCTAGCAGGATTCGAACCTGCGAATACTGGAATCAAAATCCAGTGCCTTACCACTTGGCAATAGCCCAATGTTGTTCCGTCCGCAAACATAATTCAAAGCCTAACGCCGATAGATCAATTATTCAGCCAGGAACTATCGCTTGCGGACTTAAGCTATACCGGATGCTCCGATTTCTCACTCTGGTGTTCGGCGTCACTATCCAGATTAAGAAAATCTCCCGAATGTTCTGGGGCTTTTGTCTTGATTCTATGTATTCTTCCTAACACGCTTAAAATTGGTGGCAAGAAGTAGATACCAAATATTGGATCATATACAAACATTGCATCATCTCCACATGAGGAAAATATTTATAATTAGCAACATAATCATGCTTCCAAATCCTATTGCTGTCGGCTTATCCTTTGCTGTTTTTCCAAACGTAAAAAATAACAAAATAAGCAAAATATCAAGCGTTGTTATAACTGTTTTTATAATTTCCATTGGTTCACTCCTCTGGCATATAATACAAATTTATTTCACCGATTAACCTATGTATTTCCTTAAACACTTCTGTAGCTCGCTCATCTGATTCATACTGTCCGATTGGAATATTTTCTTTCCCAATTCTTGCATAGATGATGTTGTACTGTTTCCCAAATACCGTATTGTCGAAGTTGAATGAAAAATCTCTATTTTGTGAAACTACTCTCACTTTCTTATGCTCCTATCTATCGCTAAATCTATGTTTGTTTTTGAACTCTTCCATCTCATTCACACTCATACCAAAAATCCCGGCAGATGCATCAGAGTCCGTATGTTTGAAATATTCGCCCTGCTGCGGAAACATGAACCGGAACATGGCATAATTCGCAACATCACACAAGTATTCAAGGTTCCCGGTCTCTTCAAACTTGGCAAGATTCATTTTCAAACTTTCGATTGCATCCACATTTCCGGTTGCAAAATTCATTCTTGCCGGTCCATACTTGTAATACGACTGCTCAATCAATCCCTTCCGCTTTTCGTCAAAGGCTTCGGAATACTCGTTTTTCATCAATGCATTGTTCACTTCTGCCTTCTCCGTTTCCGCTCCCAACAATCACAGGTATGATCGTACTCTGTAAAATCGGCAACATACTCACTTTCATTGTTTACGCAGACATAGCCATCTACTTTATCATATGAACCGTATTCACAGGTGCCGCAGCACTGTTTTCGATCGGCCATTATATATCACCATCCATTCTGTGGTTTGCTCTCTCAATGTCAAAACCGTCTGGATAACGAGCTTTGAGTTTTTCTACATTCATCTGCATGATCTCGTCAAGGCTCCAGCCAAAGGATTCGCAAAGCATTGCCAGATACCAACAAATATCTCCTGCTTCTTTTTTGGCATGGTTAATATCAAGCTGTTTCTCGTGGAAAATCCATTTTTTAATCATATCGTTGAACTCTCCGACCTCGCCGGACAATCCCAAACAGGCATTAAAGATACCGCCAAGGTCATAATCCTGCAACTCAGGTTCGATATTATTTTTTTTGCAAATTTTAAGCAGATCAAGTTTATCCGTGATTCTTTCTGTTGCCTTACGATCATTTGTCCGCATAGCTAACTTCTGATACTCATTTCCTCTCATATGTCATTCCATCCTTTCATTCTTCAATTCCAATCAAACGATTCAGCATCAATGCTGCAGCTTCTTTGAAATCATCGTAACCAATATCAAGCTGGTCTCCAACGGTTTCCCTGCTGTTCCAAAAGTCATCATCTAATGCACTTAACATACTTTTCAAGAAAGCGTCGCGTAAATCTCTGTTTGAAATCAATTCCTTTCGCAAGACAACTACCGCTTGCTTAACTGTTTCCGGTGCAAATCGGAATCCAATGTCTCCAGCCATATCAATATCCGGTAGCCCTATTGTCTCAAACGCGAAGCAAGGTACTTCATCTACTGCAACACGGAAGTCTACGCTCCGTACATTATTGATTTTCTTGCCATCTATGTAGTATTCAGTTCCCATCCAACTTTCGTTTGGATTTACAACCTTGATTCTTGACATAATCGCTCCTTTTAATCCGAATTCACAATTTCGTAAATAACATCATCGTGATAATTGCCTGTGGCATCTCTAACGCTGTCTTTCAGGACGTGTTTATTTCCGTTATGTTTCTCACAGAATTTATCATAGCTGCGTTCTGCCGGGTTTCCGCCAACCATACGCCACTCAACCCGATGTAAAGTTGATACAAGTTCTTCTAACTTCTCAAACACGTCTTTCCCAACAACCGGGTTTCCGCGGTCAAAAGACATCAGCCCAAAATTGTAAGCCTTGGATACATAGTAATCAACTTGGTACGAAAGATACCCAATTAACTTATTGTTGCTCACGATTGCATAATCGAATCTTCCATCGTCTGGACTATCTGATATTTCCGGAGTCCATTGCCCCAGGCATCCGGTTTCGAACAACATGTCTTTCGTGTAGTAAAGCCTTTGAAACTCTCTTTCAATCTGATCTCTGTATAGTATCGCAGGTACCAACATACGCTTTCACCTCTTACTATGCTTTTTTGTTTTTGAAAATTTTTGAAAATCGTTATCGAATGTAACTCTTTGAATTTTATCTGATGTGAAAATTGAATTATTTTGAATATCTGCAAGCCAAGTAGATAAATGGAATGAAAAATAAAACCATTATATCATCTACAATCCTTGGTTGAACTTCTCCGTAAGCTATGTATTCCAGCATCTGCCATATACCACAGAGAAGAATCACTGTTATTCCGGTTTGAATTATTGCTTTAAGTTTTCTTTTCATGCGGTTAGTCCTTTCTGTGAGAGATGGTCTTTTTGTTAAATTTCAACTTACGGGGCTCAGTTGCCGCCCGTGGTGTGTTTCCACCAGACCCCGCCCCCGTCCCAAGCCGTAGCTCTTAAAGCACATTGCTTCGCCTGCGTTATGTTTTTTCAAGTTCGCATTTGTACAATTTTGCGAACAAAGCCGAGTTTATCGGCTTTTATCTGTCGCACGTCATAAAATCTTTGTGCAATTTGACGGAAAACCACTAGAAATCAGCTGATGGAAGTTCTAACTTCGCATCTTCCTGCTGAATAACGCCCTTGTATCTCTCTTGAATCTCTTCGATGCTCTGCGTCTGCTCGCCACCTTGGCGGCTTGTCCCTGGCATGTTCCAGTTATGCCGTCTATTCAAGGCCGGAAGCACTTTCATCGGGTTTAACCCGCCGCTTATGAGCTTGTCGCTCAGGGATTCCTCATTGTTTTTGACCAGCTTTTTGTATACATCGGAGCAAGAAGAACCGAGCCGATACTCGCCGTGCCCCCAGGTGTATACTGTATCTGTGTTGATCCCAGTCAAGAAACAAAACCCGTTAATACTTACCTCTTTGTCGTACTCGTAACATAACTCTATGTATGTATCACATATATCATTTACCAGTTTATCGTTATAATTATCTTTATTTTTAGGATCTCTTAATCTCTCTCTATCATTTTTAAATACGGCTTTATAAATATATATTAAAGCTGCATTCCACTTACTCTGAGGTTCCTTGGACATATCAGCTATATTTTTATCAGCTATATATTTATCCAGATATTCGGTTATGGAGTTCTCATATACTTCTACGCCTTGATCTATAATAACTGTATTATCAGCCATGATATATATCCTCCTCCCAGTATTTTAATAAATAAAAAACAGCCTAACACAGTTTAATATATCTGTGTCGGCCGCATGACTTCCATTTTTCCCGGGACCTGCTCGATCAATCTAGATGTTGCCCGGATGCGTTTTTCCGTTTTTATGAGCATTATAATAATATTATTTTCTCAATCTGTCAAGGACAGATTTTAAATTCAATCACTACATACGCCTTATATAATATATCTCCGCGCGCATGCGTAAATATAATTATATTATAATAATCTACTCCTTGATTAATATATAAGATTTTAAACTCTTATAATTAAAATTTAAGAGAGAGATATATAATCTACTCTACTCTCTTCTCGGTTACCATGTGGTATACCAAAATGTAACCAGTTTGTAACCGTAAAAAAGACGGCTGTCTTTTAAGCCGTCTAATTCATCAGTCCCAATTAATATCGTTATGTGATATTAAATCATCATGATCCGCTCTTGCTTCCGCAATTGCTTCCAGTTCATCCGGTTCTGGTTTATCCTCTGGGATAAATTTAATAACAACCCTGTAAAGTGTTTCTATATCTTCATCAGGTACTAAATCAATTATATTTTTTAACGCTTCTTTGCTCATTTTTAAACCTCCTTATATTCTCTTATATGCCTGTCCTCTTGGTAGTATGTCATTTATAATTATTATATCTTCCTCGATTGAAAATAATATTCTAAGATCTCCAACCCTTAAGCGAAAATCATTTTCTAACCCTGCTAACTTTTTCACATCTCCAAGCGGCAATTTTTCTATCGCAATTTTCAGCCTTTGCTTGGTAGCTCTGTCGCAAGAGTTAATATATTTTACTGCTTTCTTTTTGTATTCTATTTGCATCTTTGGTATCTCCTTTCATTCGATACCTATATTATATATTAAGTGCATTATATAGTCAATATTATAAGTGCATTATTTTCTATATTTTTCCATTCTTTCCAATTCTGCTGCAACAACTTCTTTTATAAATGTACTAGGGTTTTTAACTCCAACCGCTTGCATTCTGTCCCTTGTTCCGGCTGGAAAAATTACATTTATTCTATCATTCTTCTTTTCATACTCTCGAACCGCTTTTCTCTGTGCGGCTGAAGTTTTCAATTCTATTTCGCTCATGCGTTATACCTCGCTTATATTCATAATTCTTTAGATAAGTATATAATAAGTGCATTATTTTGTCAATTTATAAGTGCATTATATATTTTGTACAATTTTGTATTGCATATAAGTGCATTATTTTGTTTGTTCTGCCAATTGTATAAGTGCATTATATTTGCTATTATAATCTCAACAGGAAAACAAGAAACGCAGAACACAAACAAGTGTTCAGAAAGGAAAATCATATGAAAAATATCTATTCTTACACAAACACAGAAATTAATAAAATGAAACGCCAGGAACTTCTAAAACTCAAGTATGAACAAGATAAAAATTATTTTGAAAAAGTTAACGGCTCCAATCCGAATTGGAGCAAAGAAAACCCATTCGATAAATATGTAGAATCAATAAAGCACTTCACAGTTAAAGAGTTAAGAGAAAAATCAAAATGGAGATAGGAGGAAAGAAATCATGAAAAATAAAAAGCAATATAAACTTGTAACGGAATCCGGGAAGATTCTACTTGGTGGGCAAACTTACAGTTACCGCGGAGCCGAAAGCTGGTGGAATGATTTAAACGGTGTATATAAAGATGAAACCACTGGAAAAGAAGAAAGAATTTATATTGTGGAGGTTTGAATATGAGCAGGGAAGAAAGAACATTCTTGGAAAGTATTGTATTTACTTACTTGGTCGGAGAAATGGAAATGAACCCAATACCGGCACGAAAGAAAGTTGAAAATATGACGGATGAGGAAATCGAGAAATTTCTTGATTAGCCGAAACGCCCATTTGGGCGTCAGCCGAGGGATGGTCTCCCGGCTCTGATGATGGCAGACCAGACGAAGAAAGGAGAGGTTTGAAATATGAGAAAAAAGATATTTAACAGCTGCACTTGGGCGGTTGCTTACAAAATCGACAAAGATACACAGGATGATAAAAAGACAGGCGTCAGAGTTTCCGCCGTTTTCTCTCACCCAGGCAACGCGGAAGATTTTATAAATCATTGCTTGCCGAAAGAAACAAAGGACAGATTTTTTATAATCGACCTTGACGAGCTGGAGAACTGCGAAGATGCCGATAAAATACAGAAAGTAACCGGGTTGTATGCTAAGGTAATTTGAGCACCCGGGGGGTATCAAAATCGTTTACCTATATTTTTGAAAAAGGAAAGGATGGTTGATTTTATGGCTACAATCAAATTACAGGGAATTTATGAAAGAAAAACCGCAATACCTGCGGCAGAATTAAAACCGGGCATGGTTACAATCTGGAACTTTGAATTTACTGAGACAGTAAAGAGCGTTGTGCCTACCAAGAGCGGGAAAAGTGTTAAATGCGTCATTATTTCCGATGAAAGCGGCAAAGAATACACGCGGACAATGCGAAAAGATAGACTTGTAGCTGTTGCAATTTAAGCAAGTAAGACAGGCTTTTCCCGGGGTTCAAATCCCCGGCTTGCTTTTACCCGGATAACCGGGAAAAAATTGAAAATATGGAGGTTTTGGAAAATGACAAAGATTGAAAAAATGCAGAAAGATGGATACCCGAAAATCATAAAAGGAAACGGAGGTTTTAGAGCGTATTTGAAAGATATGCAACCTCTAGGCGGTGGTGATTATATGGCTATATATCGTTATCCCGGCGGGGAATGCTGCCATAGTCTGGAAGAAATTCAAAAATGCTTTGAAATCATTGAACAATAGTCGCCGCAGAGGATGCACGCCGGATCACTACCGGCGGCGGTTTTATACCAAAAAGAAAGGAGCTGAATACATGGGAGCATATACGACACTTGCGGTTAATAAAGATGATTACAACCGCATCATCGACACGATTCAAAATGGTTATACTGGAAAAGACGGGGTTAAGCACAGACCGGCACCACATATGGCGTGCTGTCTAGTTATACAAGCCAATCTAGGATGCCGTATCGGTGACATCCTGCACTTATCCTTGTCCTCTCTGGTGCGTGATGGCGATCACTACAGAATGGACATCGTGGAAGAAAAGACAGGCAAGGCCAGACGGCACCAGGTACCGGAACCGGTTTATAACTATATTCGGGACTACTGCGAAGAAAATAGAATCAACCCAGAGCGGCGCATATTCCAATTTTCGGAGCGCGCCGTCCAGAAAGCACTCAAGGCAGTAACGGAATATTTAGATATTCCGCAAACATCAACACACAGCTTCCGGAAGTTCGCCGGCCAGCAGATCTATAAAAACTCCGGTCATGACATTGAAGCGACACGAGAATTTTATCAGCATGGCAGCGTCACGACAACGCAGACATATATCGCCTGCTCTTCTGAACGATTAACACAGGCGATTAATAAAAGCATTAATCTTCCAAGATAGAAGATTGACACAAAATGTATAAGCCGTTAAAATGGATTTTAAGAGGATTTTAGAATTGAATCAAGAAAGGTACGCATGCATGAATTAAAATTGCTCAACAAGCCTCACAACGTTTTGTAACAGCCATTTAACGATTACATCTTATAACAAAAAAACAAACTGTATTCCTGGTGGTTCAACGTCGCACCCCCGGGGGGTATCAAAATCGTTTACCTATATTTTTCAAGAGGAGGATCTCGTATGATAACATTACTTATATACCTTATAATTTTACCAATCAAACTATTTTTTCAGCTAATCATTGGCTTTTTCAAACTGATCGGTATCATAGATATTTTTAGCGGGTGGGACTAATCCCCGCTATTTTTGTGCAAAAAAATAAACCGATTCATGGTCGATTTATCTTTAGTAGCACTTGCGCAAGAATCTCCTTTCTTGCGTATTTTCTTACTCAAACGCATGTTTGAATACCTTTTTGAATACCTTGTCATTCAAAGGTATGATTTAACGAATTGTTTTTATAAAAATAAAAAGCACTGAACCTCAGTATTTTCAAGGCTTCCAGTACTTTCAAGGGTTGGGCTATTCATTAATGAATAAACAGTTCGTAGGGGAATCGAACCCCTGTTTTCGCCGTGAGAGGGCGACGTCTTAACCGCTTGACCAACGAACCTTAGTATTTATTTTGTTGAACCGCGTCAACAAATGCTATTATATATGGTCTTATAGAAAAATGCAAGTACTTTTTTGAATTTTTTTAATTTTTGTAAATGTCAATATTAAATGCGAAAGTTTTTTTAAAAAAATTTTTCCTATTCCAATGCCTCTAATTCCTGTTCAAACATCTGCCTTGCAGTCTTATATCCAAAAATTCTTCTAGGATAATCATTTATCCAATTTTCTATATCTTTGATCTCCTTTTGAGTTTTTGCATCAAAATTTTCTCCCTTAGGTATCTTTCGACGTATCATTTTATTAGCTACTTCATTTGAACCACGTTCCCAACTACTATACGGATGACAATAATAGATTTTCGTTCTGTTTCCAGTCTTAATAACAGAATGTTCCATCCCTTCACAATCTGAAAATTCTGCTCCATTATCTACAGTAATTGTTTTAAACACATCTTGAAATTTTTTACCCCATTTTCTTTCCAAACGGTTCAGGACTCTTATCACAGATTCTGTCTTTCCATCCGGCATCTTATAGATCAATTCATTTCTAGTCTTTCTTTCCGTTAAAACCAGCATTACATTTTTAGACTTTCCACGTTTCCCCTTTACTGTATCCATCTCCCAATGTCCAAAATCCTCCCTATTATCAATCTTTTCTGGACGCTTTTCAATACTTTCACCTATTCCGGCTCTCTTTTGATATCGCTTTACCCTATTATACTCCCTTTTCCGCTTTCCTTTTACTGAAAGAGATTTATTAGTAACTTTCAAAAAAATCCCTTTATCTATATAACTATATAATGTAGTCACACAAATTTCTGTTTTAAATTCTTTCCCGGTTTCCTTTATCTCTCCTATAACCGCCTCAGGACTATAGCCATCTCTAACAATCTTATTTTCTATGTATGATGCCAGTTCTAAATCTTTTCCAATTTTCAGTTCCGGTCCTTTGGCTTTTAAGTTCTCTCGATATTTCTTTTCTGCCATATCACAGCTATAACGCTTTTCCTTTTCCAAAGTTGTGTTTAATGCTTCAAATTCTCCTCTTTTTATTTCTCTATATATCGTACTAATATGAACATGAAGAATATTCGCTATTTCTTTTTTACTATGCCCTGCATTTAATAAGGTTTCAATTTTTATTCTGTCTGCTTTTGTCAAATGTTTAAACGTTCTCATACTCATCTCTCCCCAAGTTTTATCGTAATTGTTACTTTATTTTTCTAATCTATCTCTTTATTATTTACGATTATACACTTTCAAAGATTTTTACTCAAACATAACTTTATTATATATTAAAAAGAAGCACCATAGACAATTTCTATTCTTATCAGATGTCTACAATGCCTCTTTTCGTTTTTAAATAATTATAAACTTTAACGTCTATAGTATTCTCCATTCCCCGTTACTCTATGATATCCCTATACCTATCGAGAATTTCTATGATATCATCTCCAAACTTTTCTCTTGTATATTTTCCACTATTATGTATCTTCTTTTGCAGCTCCCATACATCTGTTGGCATTATTTCAATGATCTGCCCGATCATCTCCTCATTCAAAAAATTTTCTCTATACTCCAAACGCACTCCTGCTCTATTTAATATTTTCTTTACACTATCACTATTTCTATAATGTTCTAATTCTCTTTTTAAAAGTTCCTGTGGATCAACATCCTCCAACTCTCTCAAAACCTTTTTTAATGCCCTATGCCTATTGAGATTATGATATTTTTCTTCATTTTCCATATGTATATCATAAAAAATTTCTGATATCCGCTCAACTTCCTTCTCACTCTTTTCCGGTAAAGAAGATTCATAATAAATATGATTCATAAATGTAACCAATCTCTCTAAGTATACAAATTGTTCCTTTAATTCAGCCTTTACATCTTCAGATGCCTCCTGCTCATCAATTTTACTGCTATTATTTACCCATACTAAAATTGGCACAAAATATTCATTTGGAACCTTACGCTGCAATATTCTATATGATTCCTTTAAATTTCTTTTATATATATTTTTTACCAACTGCACATGCTCATTATTTTGTTCTACCGGAGATACTATTTTCTCTGATTTCCATTCTCCATTTCTATAAGTACCTATTGAAAAACGACCGTCTTTCAATATCTTCACCTTACCTGATCTGTTTTTACATTCAATTATAAAACACATTTTTTTCGTAATAACAAGAAAATCTATCTGATTTTCCAAATCCCCATCACTCAATTTTATATCATGTAAAATATTACAATAAAAATCGCAGTATCCTAACTTTCTTTTTGTCTGCCTTTCTCCTTCTATACCTTTTAAAATATTCCTTTTTACATTTTCAATTTTCTCCTTTTCGTTCTCTCCACAAAGTTTCTCTATTCTTTCAATTTCCTGCAAATAGACTTCATTACCCGTCTGCTTATCTTTATCCCAAAAAATAACTTTATCTATAACTTCCTGATCATACTTTCCTGATATACAATTACCAATTCCTTTTACAATTTCTCTAAAACCCACTTTTGCTCTCCTTTGCTTTATCATTCTTATAATAACAAAATTGTATCACATTTCTATTTACTTTTATATATCTTCTTATCAATAAAAATAAGCCTGCTTCTAAGCATAATAATGCTCAAAAGCAGACCTATAAATTACTTTTACTAAAAAATCTTTTTGTTTATCCTTTATTACAACAGTTCATAGCCAACAATTTCAAAGTCATCTCCTCTTTGTTCATAAATCGGACGGACACTCAAACCACCTTGAAGAAGTTTAAACCAACGTCCTCCAATTTCTTCCGCCACTTCAAAACAGTCTAAATATTCTTCCCCATTCCAACCATATAATGCTATAGGTCTCCCTTCTATCTGATAAACTTCTATATCATCATTATTCCACCACGTTCCTAATCTACGCATCAATCGACTCTCCTTTTTATATTATTTTACGATCTTCCAGTTTCCTTCCTTTTTCAATTTCAAATCATATTGTGAAATCTGCATAGCCTTTGTCTGTTGATCTAAATATGTAACATTAACTTGCACATAAGTAATCTTTTTTTCTTTTACGGCACTTACAATTTCCACTTCCGACAATACATACACATCGTTCTTTTCTTGAATCGGCTTTAAAACATTCTTTTCTGCATAATAAGAAAGTTCTTTTTCATCAGCAGTAGGATATAATCTGAAGAATGTAACTAAAAACTCTTCAATTTCTAATTGTTCATTATTATCAACACTACCATCATTCACAGTTACTTTCTTCTCATAATTTGACTTTGAATATCCCCCACAGACAGTAGGATTTTGTGTAACGACCATTGCACCATTCGCATCCTTATGTACATTGGTAATATAAAATGACTCATACTTTTCTTTCTTATCCCCTTCCTGAATCTTCTGCTTTACGGAAAATTCCACACGGTAATCTTTTTTGGAGCTCTTTTCAATGCTCCATATCTTCGCCTCTTCGACCCATGATGTAGTTGGAATATCTTCCCGGATGCTCTCTTCATTTATTTTCCGTAAATCTGCACTCGTATAATTTTCTAATTTCTTTAATCTTTCATCTAAAACCGCTGCATCCGGTTTCCATTCAAAGTAAACTTTTGCATAGGACAACACAAAATTTTCTACGGCATTCGTATCTGTCATTTTTTCCTGAATAACTTTCTTTTCATGTACGGTATGTTTATCTATTGCAGTGAAATTTTTATAAATTCCGAATACAACCGACAGAATCAATATGCACCACAAAATAATAACCATTTTCTTATTTGTCCCCACCTGTATCACAGGTTCTTTTTGATACAATACTTTTTTGATCTTATTCTCTTTATGTTCTTTTTTTGATAATGTTTTCACTTATTCTCCTCCTGCTTCTTTTATTCTTCCGGCACATACAATATGTTTCTGCCAGTATTCTGTTGTTAAATCTGCATATCCAATTGGATTTCCTGCATGATACATCCGGTTATCTCCCACATAGATTCCGACATGCGTAATATATGTTCCCGAATCATACGTCCCTGTAAAGAAAACTAAATCTCCCGGACTTGCCTCACTTAATGCTATATGCTGCATTGAATCATACTGCTGTTGTGCTGTCCTTGGAAGCATAATACCTGCCTTGCCAAAGCACCACTGCACCAATCCACTGCAATCAAAAGATGTATCCGGATTACTTCCTCCAAAAACATACTTCCATCCTTGATACTTTAATGCTTCTGTCATGATTATCGTGACGGTCTCATCTGTAAATTCTGGAACATATAAATACTGTGACACCAGATATACATAAAACATATTTCCATAATGATAACGCCACCCTCCATTTGTCTGTACCGCAATAGCAGCATTATATGGAACCTTTTTGCCTTTTGACTTTTCTTTTGCAAAGTTCTCTGCCAATTCAAACGTATGTACTTTTCCATTTGCTGCTACATATTCCACATATTTTCCACCATAGTTATATGCCTGTACTGCCGTATTTACATCACATTCTGCATCTAAAGCTGCTTTCAGCAATTTTGCAAAATATGCACATCCCTGCTTAATGCTCTCTTCCGGGAGCAGACTATCCTTTTTCATTCCCAATGATTCTGAACATTGCATAACGTCATTCCCTTTTCCTCCTGATTCTACCTGCATAATGGCAAGCAGATATTGTATATATTCAGAGAGACCATTTTCCTCGGCATATTGAGCAACAATCCCCTGATATGCTAAAACTTCCTCTGACAAATTTAATCCCACAATTCCAACCTGATCAGGAGTAGGTCTTTCATCTTCATCAGCAGTTATGATAAAAAAAGCCATCAAAAGCAGAAATAATAAAAGCATGACCACTATGGTAATCCTTTTAATTTTTCTCATCCGCTTTCTTTCTGACCCTTTCCTTTCTGATACTATCAGGTGTTGCTTTCACAGTTGGTGATTTCCTGCTGACTCTCATATTTACATTATTTCTGATTACTGTACTGTGAAGGTTTCCCTTCTGATTACTGTTTGAAACCACAGTGACATTTTTTCTTACATCCGTAGAAGGCTTTCTTTCTACAATCACGCCACTGGCATGAGTATTCTCCTTAGAATTTTTAGATACTTTTTTATTTACATCCGATTCATCTAAAATCTGCCTGTTTAAAGTTTGCCCTCTTAGACCTTGTCTATCTCCCCCTCCTTTAACCGATGCCTGCCGGTCCCAAACTTGTCTTTCCGGATTTTGACGATTTAAATTTTGTCTGTCCAAACTTTTTTTATTAACCGGTACTGGCATATATTCTGCACCTGGTTTCATTTTTAAAGACTCTACTTCCTGAACACCTTTCTTTTGACCATTGTTTTCATTTGACAAAGCATCTCTCTCCATATTTTGTCTTAGATTTGCTTTATCTGGTACTGATCGCTGTTGCTGCTGTTCTCTATTAATATTCATCCTTTTTGGAGCTTCTTTGGTTTCTCTTAAGACAGGATCTGACTGTTTTAACTTCTTCATTTTTTCTTCCTGCTTATGAACCA